AATTAGGGCAGTCTATTAGATCCGAAAAAGTAACCGCTAAAAAATGGAAAATAGTCGCTGGTGGATTAATTGCTCCTTATGCGCCATTCGTTGAATTTGGAACAGGTGGAATGGTCAGCGTTCCAGAAGAGTGGAAAGAAATAGCAATTAAGTTCAAAGGTGCAGGAATTAAGCAAGTGAATTTGCGTGCAAGACCTTATATGTATCCTGCATACGTTGAGGGGAGAAAAAAGTATTTAGAACGGTTAAAAGCAATCATTAGACGTTATGGCTCAAACAATTAGTACAAGTCCAAACAAACATATTCGTAAAGCAATATTTGACATTGTGAATCCATTATATCCGTGTTTTGACTTTCAAATAACAGGGAATAAAAACCCGCAGGAATACGTATTAATGACATCGCAAAGCACGCAAATCGATAAAGCAACTAAGTGCAATTATCGATGGGAATGCAGTCTTTTGTTGGATATTGTAACGATTTACAAAGGTTCAGGAAATACTGGTTCAAGAGTAAAAGGAGACGATATTCAGAGCGAAATTTACGAACTAATAAAAAATATAGAAATTCCAAATTATATCGTAATTAATCGTACTTTTGCTTTTCCAGATTCGTTATCTTTGAAAACGCCAACGGAAAATGTATTTAGAAATTTCATTAGAGTAGAATTATTAATCAATTAAAAAATAAAAATTATGGCACAAAAAGGAGAATTAGGAGTTATTTATCTTTGGGTTGGCAGTGCTTACAAGCCCATTGCTTGTTTAACCTCAACAAGTTTAAGCACAACCGTTTCAATTATAGAAAGTACTACTAAATGCTTTCCAGGCGTTACTAAAAAATATGCAGGAACATTTAACGGTTCAATTTCGTTGGAAGGAGAGTATATCGATACTACAACTGTTAACGGGAATACAGCTAAACAATCGCATGACGCTTTGTTTTTAATGCAAAAAGCGAAGGAAACAAGAAATTGGAAGTTAGATACTAACGTTAACGACCCTACATCTGTTAAATATTACGGTGAGGCTATTATTTCAGACCTCAGTGCAGATTTTGGAAGTGGAGACGATTTAGCTACATTTTCTGCTACTTTGGATATCGATGGAGATATTGCTACAACTGATCCTTTAGATTAATGAAAAGTATCATTTTAAATATTGGAGATCAAGACCGTATTTTCTATTTTGGATTGGGTTTTTTGGGTAATTTACTTGAAGAAACAAATACCAATATGGTTGATTTTGACGAAAAACGTTTAGCAAATCCTTTTAAATGGATTCCGTTAATGATGTTTCATTCGTGCGCTTGGGGGTTTGTTCGTGAAAACAAAAGCGTTGATTTCACACTTCAAAATATGATTGAATGGATTGATGATACGGATGTTGAAACTTTGCAAAAGTTTAACGAAGCCTTTGTAAATTCTTTGATTAAAAATGTACCTATCGACACTTCTAAAAAAAAAGTAACGAAAAAATAAATTGGAATGAAGATGTAATTTCATTTGCAATTGGAGAATTAAAAGTGCCTAATTTGGAAGCGGTTTACGAAATGACGTGGGCGGAGTTCCAGATTAGGCTTTTTGCGTATAGACGAATGGACTTGTACGAATGGGAGAAAATTCGAGAGCAAATGTGGGTAACCTATATTTCAAACTATCAGGACGTAAAGAAAATGGCAAAACGCAAAGAACAGTTTTTCCCTTTACGAAAAGATAAAAAACAAAGTTCAGGAGTTTCACAAGAACATAAAGATAAATTTTTAGAAGAGTTCAAAAAATGGCAAACAGCGGTAGGTTAGAAATAGAAATTGGGGCTGATGTATCGGGTTTAGAAAACGGTATTTCACAAGCTGAAAGACAATTAAGAACGCTCGAAAGCCGTAGAGATGCACGTGTTAGAATTGGAGCAGATACAAGCGAATTAGACCGTAGAATTTCAGGTGTAAATAATAGACTAAACGAATTGCGTACTAGTGCTGCTGGTGCTCAAACTGCAATGCGTGGAATGACTGGCCAAGTAGGTAACGGTTCAAATGCGTTAATGCAATTTTCAAGAATCGCACAAGATGCGCCTTTTGGAATTATAGGAATTGGAAACAACTTAACGGCTACAGCTGAAGCATTCGGACACTTACGAAATCAAACAGGGTCTGCTGGTGGTGCGTTACGTGCAATGGCTTCTAGTTTGATGGGTACAGGTGGTATATTGTTGGGGGTTTCTTTGCTTACAACAGGATTCACTTTATTAGCTCAAAGTGGTTTGTCAGTTGGAGATATTATTGATAAAATAACGGGGAATTTTGATGAGTTTGGTGCATCGGTAAAAAAGGCGCGGGAAGAGGGTTTAAAGTCTGCTGGTAAAGAAGTCGAGAGTTTACGTGCGTTGGTTGCAGTTGCTCAAAATGAGGTTATTTCTAAAAAAGACCGTTTAGTGGCAGTTGAAAAATTACAATCACAATTTCCTGCATACTATGGCAATTTGTCAAAAGAACATATAATGTATGGTGATTTGACAAAAGCAACTCACGAAGCCACAAAGGCGTTAATTGCTAAATCTATTGCTGAAAAATTAGGAGATAAAGCTGGGGATAAGTTTATTGAAAGATTAAACGCACAACAAAAGTTTAACGATACAAAACAGAAAATAGACGAACTTGACAAAAAGTCTGAAAAGGATTTGTTAGCTTTAAAAAATGTTAGTGCTGCTCAAATCGCAACTATACAAGCGAAACAATTAGCAACAAGAAATAATCTTATAAACCAAGCCGAAAAGGAACGTCAAGAGGTCATTAAGTTAGAAAATCAATATACAAGATTTGGTCAAATAGTTGATAAATTAAACGAAACAGCTGCGCCTTTAGGGCAAAAAGCACCACCAAAAACAAAAGTTCCAAAAGTATTCAATACCCCACAAGTAACAGGACTTACAAGCACTATAATTCCAGCGCCTTTATTCGATTTAAACGGTATTGCTACATTTAACGGTCAAGTTGATCAATTTGGCAATAAGTTGAAAAGTTTACCAGGTGTTATTCAAACATCGATGGGTCAAATAAATTTGGCTGCAGATACAGGGTTGTTGGAATTAAATGCTTTACTTTATGAATTTAACCAAGAAGCAAGTCAATTAATAGATGGTTCTTTGGTTAATACTTTTTCTGGAATAGGTGATGCAATAGGTAATGCAGTGGCTAATGGTGGCAATGTATTAATGGCGGTTGGCAACTCATTGTTATCTAGTTTGGGAGCGTTTCTTTCTGACATGGGTGGCATGCTTATAAAATATGGACTTTTAGCAATTGCAAAAGGAAAAATAGATTTAGCAATATTGGCAGGAGGTCCCGTTTCAATTGGTGCAGGTATTGCAGCCGTTGGAGTTGGTATATTATTAAAAGCAGCTGGAGCTTCAATTGGTAATATGGCAAGAAGCGGAGGTAGCGGTTCAACCTCAACAAGTTCAGGCTCAAATGCAAACAGCACATCACGTGTAAGCGGTGGATTTAGCGGTGGAGGTGGATTTGGTGGTGGAACGGTTGTATTTGAAATTGCAGGAACTTCTTTGATTGGAGTACTGAATAATACACAAGCACGTAATTTAAGAATTGGAGGTACAAACTAATGGAAAAGTATTTTTTAATAAACGAAACTACAGGCTTTTCAGTATTCATTTACGAAAAAGATTACGAAGGTGCATCGACTGAAATAAATGGCAGAATATCATTTGATAAAGGCAGTGTTAAGGATATTTTAGAACCGATTAGAGGAACAGGTTTATCACTACAATTGCAAGCTGATTCTAATTTGACATTTGATGAATTTTCGGAAGCGGATGAGAAAACATACACTGTTTCAGTAACTAAAAACGGTCAAGTTTTCTTCCAAGGATTCTTAAAACCCGATGGAATAACGCAGAGTTTTGTGCAGGATTTATGGATTGTAAATTTAGACTTTGTTGATGGATTGGGTGTTCTCAAAGATTTGGCTTTTGTAAATTCTGCAGGAAATAATTTTGTTGGTAAATTATCAATGTTTCAAATAATTGAAGCGTGTTTGGCACGAACAGGATTAACAATGACAATTAATTCTAGTGTTAAGTTAAAATATTTAGGTTATACTGGAGCAAATATTTTAAATGACACTTATTTGAATGCTGACCGATTTTTTAAAATAGATGCACAGGCTTCACAAGGTGGCACGACAATGACTTGTGAGGAAGTGTTGGAAAGTGTGCTAAATATAATTTCGGCTTGCATTACTCAACAGGATGGTGCTTGGTGGGTTTACAGACCGAATGAATTTGAAGATAATGTAGTCTTTTTGAATCATTCCACTTTCAGGACTTTTACGAAAAATTTATCTATTACGGTTGGTTCGCAAATTGATAATTTTTACCCACATCACTGCAACGGCAATCAACAAATTGAAACGAAAGGCGCAATTTCTGCATATCGAATAAATTATAAGTATGGTTTTAAAAGTGGGATATTGCTGAATCCAAATTTAATACACGATTCTGATTTGGTATTTGAGGATTGGACAATGTTAAATAATTCAAAAGTCGTAAACGATCCTTTATATACTTATGGAATAAGTCTTAACTCCGAATATTTCGTAACTTATAACACTTTGGAGTCTAATTCATTTAGTGCTAAACAAGGACATATACTCAAAGTCGATGCAAGTCTTTTTACTTCTTATGGTGGTATTTTATTTTGTTTTAAGTTAAAAACAAGTGATGGAAAATATGTAGACAAGGACGGAAATTGGACCACAAATCAAAACGATTTTTTTAGAGTGCAATTAGGGGATTATAATGACCCTCCTGAATCTGGTTTTTTTGATTTCACAACATCCCCTGTATTAAATGACTGTACGGTTACACTAATAATTTGCCAACCTATTCATACTGATTTTTTTACTCCTTATGTACCAAGATTAACCAGAGTAAATAAAATAGATGTAGTTGAGGTTTCAACGCAAATAAAAGGTCGTGTCGGAGAATTTCACACAATCACAAGAAACATATCGCCAAGTTCAATTACAAAGGAAAATCAAGAAGTGTATAATGGCGATAGTATTGGAGATGTGTTTGAGGGTGCAATTTACAAACAAGACCAAGAAACATTAACCACATTATGGAGTCGAAACGATTGGATTGAAGAGAAAACAATTTTACGAATTTCGGGAGAAGACGATATGAGAATTTCACAAAAGCCACAAAAAGTATTTATTGGAGACTTTTACGGATATGTGCCTTATTTATCGATAGTTTCAATCAATAATCTAGTAGGTAAATTTATGTTTATAGAGCATTCATACGATACCGATACTAATATTACAAAAGGCAAATTGAAACAATTTTATACTAATGAAGTTGGAGGATTGGAATACGCATTGACTTACGATTATGGCCAAACTGTAAAACCCAGCATCAAAAGTTAAATATTTTTTTATATATTTGTGATATGGAATTTTACAAAGGAGAGGATCGGATTTTATACTTGAAATATTTGGGAGC